CGAAGCGGAACTGATAGCCGGGCGAGGCATAGAAGCCGCCGTAACGGTTCTCAGGGTCCAGCGCATTGCCAACCCCCGGCGTTCCCGGCGCGGGCGAAAGCGTAGTCGAAACAACACCCGTGGGGTTTGCCGTTCCTTGCTGACCGGGCAACACTTGCGGGCCGGTCGCGCCATCCGTCGATAGCACCCCGCCCATCGCTTGCGGAACCATCCCGCCCTTGTCTGTCCCCATAGCCATCGTCGGGGCCATCAAGGCCGTGTCGCGTTGGTCGTAGCTTGCACCACCCGCGCCATAACCACCCCCGCCACCGCCCATCGTCGGGGTAAGGGTTTGGCCACCACCGCCCATCACAGGGCCAGCGCCTTGACGCGGGGCCGCTGACGCACCACCCAAGCCAAGGCGACGGTTAATCTCTGTCAGCGCAGCTTCGCCAGAAGCCCGCCACGGGGCCAAATCAGCGCGCTGCTGATTGAAGATGTTCTGTTGAAGCTGATTATTCTGGTTGGCTACGTCCTGCGCCGCGCTGGCCTGCCGAGACGCGCCTCTAGACGCAATAGAGGCACCACCGAGAACAGCAGCGCCACCAATAAGAGCGGGTGCTACCGGCATCAGATAGCCTCCAGATCAGGGCCGTGGAGAACCTTGCCGCACTCGACCATCAGCGGCGTCACCGAGACAAGATTTAGCAGCGGCGCGAAGCAAACCGCAGCCCATTGATTGTAATGCCAGACAGCTTTCGCCGGATTAGTCGGTAGCATCAGAAACGCCGCTCCAGCAGCATGAGAGGGGATGATTGCCTCTAGTTTCTCATGAAACTGCTGACCGGCCTGTAAGCAAGCATCGCTCGCTTGAATCCAATCCTCAATGCAGAGGACGTGATATTCCCCGAACCATAGCCGAAAACCCGCAATCCGCGCAAGTGCCCGCGCGGCCAGATTACCTTCCGGCAACTGCGTCACAAGTTTAACCGCATCCGTCTGCAAGAAGACATACTCTAGCGCGGCCTTCAGATTGTCCCGAACCTTTGCCCCTCTAACCTCCGGGACAAACATCGAGTGAACCTCATACTGACAAGCGCCAAGGTTCCTTAGCACCCATCCACCGCCCTCAAACTGCAAGGCGATATTCGACGGGTCGCTAATCAGCGAAGACAGATCGACCTCGCCCTCCCCCTTAAGCCACGGACGGACTTTCGGATGATTGGCGACCTCGTTCAGATATGACGGGTCTAGCGTCCTCACGCTTGTTGGTCTGTCGTATAGTAGTTCAGGGACAGATTGACGCTCGTTCCGCTGTCAATCTTGGCATGAAGCGAAGCGCCGTTGGCAATGACCACCGCGCCAATCGGAACCGACGTTGACTGCCCCGCATAGACCGATTGCGTCAGCAGTTGGTTCGTCGCGCCCGACACGCCGCCGTCCGCCACCTGATACAATGTAACAACCCGTGCCGTCGTATCGCGGTTCATCGCGATGACGTTGGTGAAGATAATCGCCTCATTCGGACCAGCCGTCAAAACCGCCGTAGCGGTCGTGGTCAGGTCGTCCGTTACGCCCGTTGCTCTCGTCGCCATCAGTAATACTCCACAACCCAAACGCGGCCTTCGCCGCCAATACCGCCAGCGGCGTTACCGCCGCCGCCGCCACCACCCGCGCCGTTATACCCGGCACCGCCCACGCCTGCCGACGTTAGCGTTGAGCCACCCCCGCCGCCGCCGAATCCGGGGCCGATCAGGGTTTGTGAAACCGGCGTAGAACCACCCGCGCCGCCCGCGATGCCCCCCGATCCGCCGCCGCCTTCGGCCAGAAGCGACCGGCCATTGCCAGTGCCGCCCGATCCACCAACAGACGGCGTTCCGGCATAGAGGCCACCACCACCGCCGCCCGGCGCTCCCGGATAATCGTTTACGGCAGAATCGCCGTCGCTTCCCCCGGACCCGCCATTGCCACCCGGCCCGCCTTGGAACATGCCGCCAAAGGTTTCATTGGCCGCGCCGCCCGTGCCGGTGCCGCTCGCGCCCTTGCCGCCCTTCGCCGCCACGAAAGACCCGAAAGAACTATCTCCGCCATCACCACCAGCCCCGCCACTACCAGCCCCCGCCGCGCCAGCCGCGCCGATTGTGACCGCGATGGTCGCAGGCAACAGCGAGCCTTCGATAAAGGCCATCGAGTAGTTTGCACCACCCCCGCCTCCACCGCCATTCGCACCACCCGTGCCTCCGCCGCCGCCACCACCCCCGCCGACAGCAAAGACGGCGATTGCCTTGATGTCCGGGTTGAGCTGCCAAACGTCATTCTGCGTAAACGACACCACCCGCGTCGGCTGCGGTACCCGAAAGTTAGACGCCACTACGCCTTGCAACAGGTTCACCTGTCGGCCAAGCGACGCCAGCTCTTGCGACAGCCGGTCGATAGAGTTGAGCCGCCCTTGCGCCGCCACATCGCCAAGCGCCCGTGCCAGCGCCTCGTTTTGCCCCGACGCAATAAGCCCCTGAATGGTGCCGAGATTGGCAACAGTCAGTATCTCAAAGAACTCATCCGTAAAGCCGCCGGTTCGTTCCCAAAGATTGAGCAGAAACCGTTGAAACGTCTCCGTTGCCTTGCCCGTTACAGGGTCAACAATAGGAAACGCGTTCTGGACCGGCGAGACATCAACAGGGCGACTAACCATCAGAACGGCTCGTTAAAAACAGCGTACTGGAAAGTCGTCTGCACATTGTCAGAGTCTATCACTTCAAACAAGAAACCGGGAGAGCGATACTGCCCGCACCGCGTCCAAAACACGCGCTTGTTATATTGTCCGGTAAAGCCGAGGTTTGCTTGTTTCTCATCACCCCATGTATTCCCGCCATCCTTGGAAAACCGGATGCGGATTAGGGGCAGATAGTCAGGGTCCGACGAATAGCCCGTGTTGCATTGCATCCACAGACTATCAATCGACTGTCTGCGAACCGTAGGAACCCCACCACCCACCACGCGATAGATCGGGTCGCCGTCGTCATTGCCTACGGTCGGATCAAGCGTGAACAGTTTGGCGCTTTCACTGTCCCCCAGAACCACGGGCGAGCCTGCCGAGGCAACAGCCACATGACCACGGAACCGTGGCAAGCCATAGGACTGCCATTCACACCATGCACCCGTCGAAACGTCATAGGCAAACGAGCCTTGGTCGCACGACACGATATAGAACGCGTGGCCGTCAAGGATGAACGCAATCGCCGTAAAATCCGCCTCCGAAAGTCGGAACTTCTCCTCAATCGCCGTCGTGCTGATACGCTGCGGAACGTCTGCCGCCCGGTAGGCAATCCGCCCTTGTTCGTTGTCCTCGCCCACAAAGAAAATCGTGTTATCGAATTGAAGGACGCAATCGCGCGAGGTCGCCCCACGCGAGAAGATGCGGCCCTGATACCTCTGGAACGGCGCATCGCTATTGCCGGTCGGAAGCCAGACCTCCGCGCTTTCGGAATCAAACAGCCAAAGCTCCGACGCCGTCGCAATCGTGGCCACCGAACCGTCTGGCGAGCTTTCCGAAGTGAAGAAGTCCAGCGGGTCAATCGTAATCTCACCGGGCCGGATAAAGTAACGCCTGCCCGTGCCCGCGACCTGCACGATGATATAACCATTGATCTCGGTTACATCGGTCGCGAGTTGGGCATCCGGCACGGTGACTTCGTCAACATCTGTCCCGTCGTAGAGATACAGCACCCCACCCCCGACAAAGAACAGTCCTTCAACAAGGTCCGTTCCCGCCCACCGGATCAGGTCAGTGCCATCGATAATCGTCACGCCCGCCGCAAACGGCACGAGGACGCCAGCGCGGTAAAGCATCTTTTCCGAGACATTGAACAGGTCGCCATCAAACAACCCATCCTCGCGAAACACGCCGCGTTGTGGCGCGTCCCCTACTGTCTCCTTCAGCACAAGCCCCGGCCTTGGCAGAATCGCCACGCCGGTCACCTGATTGGCCGCTGCGCTTTCGACATAGCGATTTATCAGCCGGACAGGCGGAAGCTTGCCGACGACACGCTTGTCATAGGTTGTGCCGATAAGCGCCGGGGGCATTAGGAACCGCTCACGACAGCCATGACCGCGTCACTAGTTCAGACACGCCAAATCGCCCCTTGCCCGCCCCGATAACCGCCGTCGCCACATCAAGCGTCCCGCCCGGCAGCAAGCCGGAAACAAGTGTTGTGGTGCCATCGTAATAAGTCAGCATAGCTTTGGTAAAACCCGCCGGAACCGCCTCCGTAAACACTGGCAGGCCGCGCGTGGCCGTGGAGCCGGTCGTAAGAATAGGCGATGTTGCAACCGCGCCTGCCTCCGCAACCGGCAACGAAAACGTCGCAGACCCCGTGGCTGGCGATCCCGCGCCGACTCCGGCCCACACGCTCAAAGTCCCGGCTCCGGTGACGGGTACTTGAATATCAAGCCGCCCGACACCGATAACGCCCGCTAAACCGCCGGACGGGTTGGCTGGACACACAGGCCAAATCGTATCGCCCGCTGTCGCCGTACCGGGAACCGGCAAAAGCATATTAATGGCAATAATCGTCCCCGTGATAGCCTCAACATAGAACGACAGAGTGTAAGTTCCGACGCCCACCGTCACTGTTTGCGCCAAATATGGGCGTTGCGCGGTCGCCGTTTGGATATATGCCGACGCGCCCGCAATCAACACAGATGCGGTCGCGACGCTCGATCCCGACCCATCAGGCTGACTCCATTTTGTTGGCGCTGCGCCCCCACCATCAAAAACGTTGTTCAGCAACACGTTGGTTGATGCTGGCTCCAACGCCAGTCCGCGATTAGTCCGCTGCGGAACGTCTGCCGCAAATTCAGTCAACGTTCCCGCAAGCGTCAACCCGGTCGCACTGCCAGTCCGCGTATAGGTCGAACCCGCTGGCATGGCCACGCGGAAGTCTGCCGGAGCCGAATAGCGTCCAGACACAGGAACACGATTCTCGCCTTGCCTGCCAATCACCAGATCGCCAACAATGGCCATCGGATCAGTACTCCGTCATAGAAACGGCGGCGGTTCCCGATGCGGCAATGAAATTCACAAGACTTGAGGTCGAGATGCTAAACGAAAGGCCGGGCGCGACCGTGTAAGTTCCTGCCGCGCCGATCACTGCCGTTCCGCCAAACTCATTGAAACCAATATTTACGGAAGACACGTTTTGCCCAACAAGCGCTTTGCGCGCCGTGTTAGCAGCAACACTCAGCCCGCCGGATGTCGTGGTCGCGGTGCCAGAGCGGTTCGTCGCCGTGGTGCCAGCCACTGGGAGGATACCCCCAGTAACCGGCATCGGCTTTTCGTAGCTGACGGGAACGTCTTTGCCGTTGGGGCTTTCAAAGAAGCGAGTAACGCCGCTCATCAGGAATATCCTCTATGGGGGTATTGGGGCTGAAGGAATACTGCCGAGGGCCGATCAAACCCGCTCAACTTATCATACAGACTTGCGGCCTTTGATGCGATACTCGCCGCCAACACAGGCCGCGTTTCCGTCACACCGAACGTATCAAGCAAACGCGCGGCAAGATTATAGGTCACCGTCTCCGACCACTCTTGCGGAACATCAATGTTCTGATCCAGATCAGTCACATCATCAATCACACGCGCCGTCGTGCAAAAGACGTTCGTCGCAATCGTAGGAACCGGCCACAGCGTCAGCGTTACGTCGTCACGCAAGCGGCGGAAATAGAAAATAGTCGGCTGGCCAGCAGCGTTCTTATTGGGCAGGACGATGTATTCGCCCCGCTCCCATCGGTCCAGAATCCGCTGAAACGTCGGGCTAATCTCCGCACGGGCCTCTTGGACATCCAGCACGCGCGGGTCCAGCGTCACCGTTTTCGTATTAGCCGGGAAGGGAATCGTTTTCTCTTCCTCGCGCCAGAGGTTGCAGCCGTCCGCCTGCCAACTCTTGAGCATCCATTGGAGTTGCGTCAGCCCTTGCGCCGCATCGTCCGCTGACGGCGTTTCACCGCCACCCAACACCGTAATCAGCGTCAGGGCTTGCGTGACAAAATCCCGCGCCGTCAACAGTTCGGAAATGCTGCCACTTGTGGCCATCGCTACAGGTCTTCCGGGAGGACGGGGTTTTCAGGGTCAACGAACAAGTCAGGCGGGCGAGGCGTAATATCGGGCAGAGGCACACCCTCTGGACCCACGTTAGGGGCCGTCAGGATAGCGGGCCGAGGGTCCCAACAAGTGTCCCGGCAAACCATCAGCCCCGTCCATTCTTTCGCGATGTCAGGACGACGCCGCTTGAACGAACAGCGGGCGCAAATGGCGAAAACGCCACCGGGTATATAGTTCGGAGCGCCTATGCTGTCGGGACGAATGGCCATCAATCTCTCCAATCCCCCGACAAGCCGAAGCCTGCCGGGGGTGAGGTTATTGGAGCGCGGGGCTACTAAGCCGCCCCGGCCACCCCAAAACAGCCCCGCCAGTCGCCCCATCCGGGGACGAAACGAGCGGTTGCCTTGGCCTTCAGGTTCTCGGTGTCGAAGTCGTTGTCGCGCTCAAGCTCGACTTCACGACGCCACATCGACTTCAGGCCACCCGGAACGTCCGTCTTCAGGAACCACGAATCGAGGTCCGTCAGATAGGGGTTCGAGACATAGCCGTCCTGAAGCAGGCCCATCGAACGAATGGCATTGATGTCATTGTTCGCAGTGCCCGGACGCAGGTTCGACTTGATGATCCGTTCCGCGTTGAAGGCTTCGGTCGGATTGACCATCAGCTTCGTCGGGGCAACCGGAATGTTCAGGCCGCGCGAGTTGCGCATCTGCATCAGAACCTTGATGGCATCCTCAAGCGAGGCTTCCGAAAGGTCCGCAGCAGCGGCAAGCGTGTTGGCCTGATTGCCCGAAAGCGTCGGGTGATCGGTCGAGAAAAGCGCCACACCGTCACCACCGGCATAAGCGCCGCCGGTGAAACCACGGTTGAGAATGTTCGCGTGAACAATCTCAATGGTCGTGGACATGGAGAAGGCCAGCGACGACGCGCGGGTTTCGGAGACTTCCCGATACAGGTCGTCCTCTTGCTCCTCGCGGGTCACGATGTAACCCAGACCGTAAACGACATGGTACAGGGTGTTCTTGTAGCCCTGCTGATCCGAGTCGTAAGCAATCGACGCGCCTTCGGTCTTGACCGGGGCCAGACCAAAGCCAGTGGCTTCAATCAGGTATTCCCAAGCCTTGTCCGACTTCTCCTTGTCGAAGAACTGGGTGTAGAGCTTGGGATACTTCCCGTACTCCTTACCGAACCACAGCTTTACGCCGGGCCATAGCGCGTCGGGATGATTAGAGCGTGTAATCACAGCCATTGATCAAGCCCTCCCTTAAATGCCAAGGCCGCTGGCGACGCCAGCTTCGGTCGGCAGGTTGATACGAACGAGAACGTCAGCATAAGCCCCGACCTCGTTATTGATTTGCGGCTCAAGGCCGAGAATGCGCAGTTGGAACGTCGCATCGGCAGCAGGCGTGGAACCGTCCAGAATAAAGCCCGAACGCTTCGTTGCCGTCGAACCAGAACCCGCCGTCAGGTTGGCGTTGAGGCCAATCTGTACAGCGGCAATGCCGTCAGCATCCGCCTGAATCGCGTATTCGATGTCTGGGTCATCAGCGACCAGAACATACATCTCGGTCGAAGCCGGACGATAACCGAACGGCACAAACGCCGGGTTAGGCTGAAAGCCCACCACAACGCCCGTAATGCGGTTGGTTGCGCCAGCGGTAGCGCGGGTGACGGTCGGGGCCACGCCCGAGTCATCAGCCGAGCCAGCGAGAATGACAGGATCACCGATGAACAGCGCCGTCGCATCCGTCGAGGGGACGTAATACGTATTGGCAGCGCCGCTGTAGGGAGAACCGTCACGCTCGCGTACAGGCCGCAGCCCATACGGAGAATTGACGTTAGCCATAGGAAAAGACTCCTTTAGGGCTTGAAGCCCCTGATGGTGTTATCGGAAGGGGCGTAGATGCCCGCAGGAGATGGAGCCGAGGCCCCCGAACCTTCACCCTGAAGCGCAGCCTTCTCAACTTGATTGAGACGGTCCAGCTTGGCTTTCCGGTCCTCTACCGCGAACTCCTTGGGTTTCCGAAGGAGTCTAGCGACTATGGGAACGCCCGTGGCACTTGTGCCTACAGTCCGTCCCTCGACCCCTTCAACCACATCATAGTAGTTCCTCTGGGTCAGTTGTTCGATTCGGCCACCTTCATCGTTGACCCATCGAAGCTCGCAATCAGCGTTATCACGGATTACTTCCTCGGGCAAGCCAAGGCGCATGACCGTCATGGTGTCAAGCGTTCCGTTACTGCGCTCACGCCTTTCGCGCATCTCTTGAAGACGACGCGGCGAGATACCAGACGACTTGGCTTCCGGTTTCGGCGCGGGCATTGCTTCGTTCAGAACAGACGGATCAATGGTCGTCGGGGCCGGTTGCGGCGTAGCGGCTTCGGTCATCTTGGGCTTTCTGTTGTAAGGGCGAGCCATCAGCGCATCTCCGCATCGTACATGGCAAGGTATTCTTGAACGCTATCGGCCCGCTTGCGCTCAACGGCTTGGCGGGCGGCGTTCAGAACAGCCGGGGGATAGGTTTTCTTCGGCGGGGGAGCGCCACGCTGGCCACCCTCTACGGACGGGGCATTGCGTTGCACCGGCTTCGCATCAAACAGCTCAGGGAACCGCTTTCTGACCTTCTCAGCCGCATAGGCCAGTTGAGCGTCCGGGTCTTTACCTTCCGACGCGGCAACGCCAGCCATCGCAGTCGCGTAAGCCGTCGCTTCCTTGTCATCACCGAACCACGGATTGTCCGCCTTGAACTTGGCCTTGTAGTCCTGCTGGACCGGCTGGCGTTCAAGAGCATCAATCTCCGCAGAGACACGGCGG